GATTGCATCTTCTACGGGGTACATACCCAGCTGCAGCTGGGGATGGTCTTGCTCCCAGCACTCCGAACACACCTTAATATTGACGTTTTTGGTCTTGATGACAAGCGTTTTGAGCTGCGTGAGCTTGAATCTGAACCCACAACGGTCACATTCAGCTATGCTGAACTTAGCGGAGGCAAATTTATTCGGCATAGCGGTTCCCTTTTCTAAGGTTGACCACCGCCGGGACTACACAAAGGTTTGTGGGTACGTGAAGCCCGGAAACCGTCGTACCCCGCAAAGGGATTACATGATCTACGTGCCACGCGAACCCCAACATTTTTGTCCGCATTGCCGAAAGTTCGTAAGCCTGCTCAATTAACCACAAGTCGTCTACATCCAACCACTTAGGCGTGCGCTGCAGTTTTGTGGCGTGTTGCTTATTGCGTTTCGCCAACATTTTTGGGTAGTTGTCGATATAGTACTTTTTATACCTTGCTTTTACTCTCGCGCTATTACGCTCGTTGTAACTCTGCTTCCTAGCGGAATCGTGCGCGGCATTTTTAGCTCTCCAATCCCGGTGCCACGCTTGTATTTTCTCAGGATTGGCAAGCCGGTATGCTTTGTTTCTTTTCCGCATTAACCCGCGATTAGCTTCTTGATACCGTTTAACCGTGTCTAGCGCACATGTTATACACCCAAAGTTGCTCACGTAGCGCAAACCGTTGAGTTCCGGGTGCGAAACGCACACCTTCCCATTATATCTAGTTAGCTTTGCCACTATCGCGGCTTTGCGGGTTGTCATGATCGTTAAAAAAATTGTTGTCTTGGTACGAACCGTATCGACGCTTTCTCGCGGTCTTCGTCCGCCGCAAGGGCAAACTGCTGTTCATAATCGGCCTTCAGCTCCATCCGGCGCTGGGGGTCAACCTCGGGGGTTTTCATCGACAGGTAGTAAGCCAGCCCGGACACCATGCACGGCAGGAACCGGAAGGGGATATCCTGACCATTGACGCCGTTCCCGGCGTCCTGAATACGGCGCAGCCGCCAGTAAACGAAGGTGTAGGTCTGGGAGTTATCCGGCTTCGGCCAGACGTGAATCTGGGGGTACTGGATGACATTGGTCGAGTCAGTTGCACCCGTCTTACGCTGGAACCATACCTGAATCGGGCGGCCATTGGCATTCTTGTTGGGGATCGTGGCGTAGGTCGAGACGCTGATCCGGGTGATGTTGATGTCCGTCTGGTTCTGCCCGGTGCCTGTGCGGATAACGTGATCCAGCAGGTCAATGGTGTCGATGGGCATGTCGTAGTCGCCCACGTTGTAAGTCAGCACCTGCGAGCCCTGCTCGATAGTCCACAGGTTAATGCCACGATTCGCCCACTCAATAGTCAATAAATTCAAAGACCTACGAGCGGTTCTGAAGTCGTAGCCCGACCGCAGCTCCTTGCCGCAACGCTCAAACGCCTCTTCAATCAGGGTGTTGAGGTCGAGATTGAAGTCGGTGTTGTCGGTCGTTTTGTAAGCCATTACCGGAACCTCGCGGTCTTCTTGGCGATACCCTTGGGCTGCGCCACAAATTGTTTGCCCGCCCGCTTACCACGGCGCTTCGCAGCGGTGGTGGCAGCGTATTCAGCGGAACTCAGGGACTTGATGGCGGCTTCCGGCAGGTAACGTTCTCCCGTCTTGCTGGAGGGCTTACCCGACTTGGTCCGCCATTTCTGCTGCGTCCATGCTTTTAAGCTTTGCTGTGGTTCTTTCATATTTTTCCAGATACCGAACCGCTTTCTTTAACACCTTTAGGCTATCCTGCAACATACCTATACCTGTATTGCATTGTTGACACAACAGGCCACGTAATTTCTGGGTGTCGTGGCAGTGATCTACATACAGCACCCGCCTTGTTGTCTCACAAATAGCGCATTTACCATCTTGCTGCTCTTTTAATGCTTCATAATCTTCAACTTCTATACCATACCGGTCTCTGAAGTTCTTTGCCCGTATCTTACTTTTGTTCTTTTTGCTATACCGCTTCCACTTGCCTCTATGATACGCGCGGTACTTTTCCGGGTCTTTATACGGCACTTAATCTCTATACCCGCCACCCTTGGCCTTGTACTTCTTAGCCAACAGCTGGGCCTTGCGGGCGCTCCATTGACCTGCCTTGGTACCCTGCACCGCCTGAGACTTGATGCTTCTGAACAGCGACTCCCGCATCCCGGGCTTGGTGTAGTTGCCTGCTTGGTTCACGCGTGTCTCCCCACCGGCTTTGAACAGCTTCACCGGCTCGTTACCGTCACGTTTCTTGACGGTCTTCTTGGGGCGTTTGGAGGAGGCAATAACCCCCATCCCGCGAGAGGCCATCATCAGCAGACCTTCCCACCCTTGCGCATCATCTTGCCCTTGGTCTTGCCACGCTGAGCAATACCGTCAGCGGCACGGCGGAACACGCCGCCACCCTTGGCGTATTTGGCTTCCGCTTTCTCATGCTTAATCATGGACTTCGGAGCGCCCTTCTTTTGCATGAACGCGATTTCTTTCTTCATCATTGCTTTTGATTCTTTCATTTCACCACCCTTTGCGTTGGACTTCACGGAATGAAACGGCATATCAAGCTTGCCGTGTGCGGTATTAGGCCGATTGATCTCGGCCTTGGTGCTAAAACCCTTAGCCTTGTCTGCCCGTGCGAACTCCTTCCCTACCGCCGTGGGAATCCCGACCTTCTTCGCGAACGCCGGGTTGTGGGCCACGGCTGCCATAAGGCGATGCTGTGCGGGAGACTTGGAAGGCATTAGATCAGCCTGCCTTTGGTTTTTCCGCGCATGGCGATACCATCCGCACGGCGGGAAGCTGAAGACTTGACTTTACCGCCTTTCTTCATGCCCACAGTCGGGGCTTTGATAACGGGAGAGGCGGCATTAGCAGCTTCCTCTTCTTTACGATCTTTCCGGTCTTGGGCAAGTGCCATGGGCAGAACCCCCGCAACAGGTGCGAGTTTACCAAACGCGCCGTGCCCAGACATCAAGCCATAAGCAGGGCTCAAGGTGCCGAGAATCTTTTTGGTTTTGTCATCCATCAAAGCATCCTTCCCTTGGTCTTACCACGTTGTGCGATGCCGTCAGCACGGCGGGAGGCGGAGGATTTTACGGAGCCGCCTTTGGCTTTTTTCTTGGTCGCTGCTTCATAGCCTTGCTGGTTCTGTCTATCCAGCTGCATATATATAGACTTCAGTTCGGCTTGCTCTTCCGGGGTGGCTTTCCCGCTGGCCATAGCAGCTTTGAGCATCCTGAGACGGGCTTCTTGTTCGGTATATTCCGCCATCATTCGTCCTTTTTACCAAGAAGTTTTTGCACCGTATCGGTTTCATAGATGCGGATACTGGTCCAGATGATCGTGAAAAGCGCAGCAATAGACGGAAGCATATCTGCCAAGGTCCCCAGAACGGTGACGATTGAAAAACCGTCTATTAAGTGTTTAGTTGTGTCAGAAAGGTGTACGTTCATGTCAGCACTTCCACGCCCGCAGGCTTTTGTTAATACGAGAGTTGGGATCGGAAGCTGTCTTCTTCGAGGTCAGTTTCTTCTTCATACCCTTCATACGCGCGCAGAAGCTGTCTCTCCGAGGGCCGCCTTCTGGCTGCGGCGCTTTCAAGCCGGGCTTTCCGGGATTGGCCGCGTTGTACGAGGCCCTCCCCTTCGCGTTCAAGCCACCTTTCGGATTCTTTCCTTCTTTCCTTTGCCATGCTGGACTCTTAGCCATATGCCACCCTCAAGGGTTGTCCCTCTTCCAATTCTTGGGCAGCTTGAATCATCGGATAGAGGTAGTCTTCACCAAACGCGCCTTCGTATTCCATGACGCCCATGTGACCCAGCTTGATCGTTGGATCAACCCAGACCTGAAAGCCTTCGGCACGAGCCCGATCGCAGAAGTTGTAGTCCTCTCCGATATAACCTTCGGGGGTTGATTTGAAGTCGAACAGGGAGTAGATCGTGCGGCCTGATGCCACATCATGGAAACGCCACTCGGGGTGGCGGTCGATCAGAACCTCGAACACTTGACGCTGCACCATCATGAACCCGGTGCCCATCTGCTTCGCACGGGCGAGACCCATGGCGTCCATCAGCAGGTTGCCGTCTTCGTCTTTATCAAGGTTCAAGTGGAACGTCTTTTCCTTCTTGCGGGCAACCCCCGTGCCGCCAACGATGTTCTTCGTACCAGCACCAGAGAATGCCAGCAGTCGAATAATGTCGTTGGGGTCAAACGTCATGTCGGCGTCGATGAACATCAACGTGTCGCACTCAGTCTGAAGGAAGTCATCTACCAGAAGGTTTCTGGCTCGGGAAACAACAGAACAGCCGCTGATTGTGCCCATGGCAAATTGAATGCCATACTGCGGGGCTAGTCGAGCGAACTCGACCAGCGACCCCATCAGCTTAACACCGACCTTAAAGTCGTACGCCGGTATTGCGAAGAATAGTTTTCTTCCGCTTACATCGAACTGCTGTTGATTTTGCACGCATCACCCGTAGTAGGCAGTTACACCAGCCGCGCCGTTGATGTCGAGATACAGACCGTTTTCCGCAAGGACGCCTTGTCCCGGAATCAGGACATTGAACGTACCAACGGCAGCCGTGCTGATCTCGACGACCTTGGTTCCAGAAGCTGCAGAAGCATTGTCATAAACGATCAACGCCGCACCAGCCGAGGAAACCGAAACCGTAAGCCCCTTGAGGCGGGCGCGACCCGCAAAGATCACGCCATCCCCCGCAAGGTACTTCGATTTAACGTCAGTTTGCATCGCCATGTTATGGCCCTCCTAAGTTGGATTAGGAGTTAGCAAACGGAGTAGCAACAGTGCTGGAGCCGAGAAGAACGCCGGTGACGTAGTACTTGTTGGCAGCCAGAACCGTGCAGGTGATCCACGAACCAGCAGCACCACCAGTGGTAGTACCGTTCAGGTTGATGTAGTCGTTAGCAGCGGCGGGTGCATAGCCCGTCGTAGCGCCGGAGGCATCGGTCGCAACCATCAGGATCGAGCCAACAAACTTGTCGGTGCCGTCAGTAGCGATCGAAACAGCAGTAGCAGCGGTCTCAATGAAGAACGTGTAGCTCGTGCCGATGTTGTTCAGGGTGTTCGGGTCAGTGCCGGGGCCAGCGGACGTGGCGCTCGCGGTGGTAACAATCGTCGGCAGGGTGATGACCAGAGTGGCGTCGTTGGTGCGGATGACTTTGCCAGCGTAGGTCGGGACATCCAGCGTGATGGTGTTGGTGCCGTTCGCCAGATTGATAACGGTGTTCGGGCCTTGCGAGTAGAAGCCGCCGAGCGACTTTACCGGGCCTTCAAAAGTAGACAGTGCCATGGTAAATCCTTTCGTGTGTTAGCACATCCTCGTACCGTCTCTAACAAGTCTGCCCAGCCAGTCGATACGAGTGAAAATCTGGGGTCTGGAAGCTTTATATCAGGTGTGTTTGGGGGTGTCAATGAGATGGTTGGACTTTTTGAGATTTTCGGCCTGTGTAATAACCCTCAAATTCCACGGCACATGGAGGCCACAGACCGTATCAGACCGCAGCGGCACGATGTGATCTACCACATAGGGCTCCCCCGTGGTTTTGGTCATCGTGATAGCAATCTTATATAGCTCCCGCATCTCCCCTCGCTGCTGTGAAGTCAGCCATTTGGGAGTAGCTTGGCGGTGCTTCCTACGGCGATTTTTTGTATCCGCCCGGACATACAGCACATTCTCGCCCTTCCATTTCTGTTGGCTGCGTCGTTTTTCCTCTGGAGGCCGGGCAGCCGCACGAGCAATAACTAGCTCGCGGTTACGTTCGTAGTAGCGGCGTTTGGCTTCTTTGACAACTTCAGAGGTCTTAAAGTAATCCTTGCGGGCTTCATTTGAGCGGGCCCATTCTAGCTTCCGGCACTCTACGCAGGTGCCTTTGACTAGACGGGGTGCAATGTGCCCGTGGCTGCATGGCTCGCCTGTAAAGTAAAACTTTGCACCTTGTGCTTTTGCTTCCTTGCGAGTTTTTGGATAATCCATATTGCCCTCGTTAGTTACGATACGGGCAATATACTATTTGTGATTTACGTAGTCAACACAAAAAGAAAAGGCCCACCGAAGTGGGCCTAATCTCAGAGCTAAGTACTTGATTTATTAGATCAAGCGCCCGGGCTGCCGTAAACGCCCAGTGGATCCGACCATCCAAAGCTGTAACGCTCGCGACTCTTGTAACGGACGTTTCCGGTATCGAAGTCTCCATCCATGGAATTCTGGAGCGGAGTACGAACGAAGTGCTTCAGGCCGTTCGGCACGTCAGTGCAGAGGAACCACGCATTGGTGTCGGTCAGGAAGTGGTTAACACGGAAACCTTCCGGGATCGAACCCATGGTTTTGATCGCATTCACGTCGTTGTTGTTCGTGCCGACGCGGAGCTCAGTTTCGAGCAGGCGGGTAGCAACGAACATCAGGTTCGGCGGTACGATCAGTTTGCGGGGCTTGGCGGCAATCAGCAGACCACGCTCGTCCGTCCAGCCAGCGATCTGAATAACGGCGGCTTCAAGCGAAGTCTCGTTCAGGTCGGCAGCGGTGGCCGGTTCGTTGCTGTTGGTGCCACCAGAAACCAGCGGGTGATCCGTAGCGAACAGCTCTTTACCGTCACCGCCCTTGTAGCTGGACGAGAAACCGTTGTTGAGCACGGACGCTGCTTTAACCTGCTTGGTGTATGCCATGGCGCGGGCCAGAGCTTTGGTATACCGGGACGACAGGGAGTCGTACAGGTTGTCCTCGATCGCCTCTTCAGTGACCGAGAAGCCCAAAGCAATGGTTTCGTGGTTGTAACGGGCAGTCCAAGCTTCCTGCGCATTGTCATACGCAATCGCGTTGCCCTCGTTTTTCACAGGGGCGGCGCTGAAGCCAGACAGCTTCGTTTCTTCCTCGAACGAACGCTCGGAGGTTTCGGTCTCGAAAATCTCCTTGTGCTCTTCGCCATAACGGTTGTACTCCATGCCGAACAATGCGTTCAGGCCGGGGAGCAGTTCTTTCAGTAGTTGTGCACGTGAAATAGCCATGTTTCAGTCTCCTTACGCGCCAACGGCGTTTTGATACTGGTGCATACCGAAGTTCCACTTCACAATCACTTCAGTATACGAACCCAGCGAATTAGCCGTATCCGGCACGACATCGACGATACGAACCGGCAGAGCACCGTTCGTGGCGGTAGTGGCCGAAATTGCAACAGCCGAATCGCCAGTGATCGTCGAACCAGTATTGTCCACCAGAGCCGCGTTCAGGCCAACAGCAGCTTGCGTCACACCGCTGATAACGGTAGTGCCGGAAACCACAGCGACTTTGAACAGCGCATCGTAGTCATCGACCACGTAGGCTTTGATGTCAGCAGCCACGGTGCCAGCAGGGAAATACTGCTTGAACACTTTCTGGTTGCTGTTGGGGTCGGTGTAGGTGCAGCCCATGAAAACACCAACGGGCGTCATTGCCGAATCAGCCGGATCACGGGTGATGTAGCCACCAGACAGTTTCACAGCGTCCCCGAAGAAAATCGAGGTGCCTTCACCGCTGGCAATTGCCATCAGACGGGTAGACCCAGCATAAACCTGACCACCGATCAGGTTAACCGGCTTCAGCCCGTAGGGGGCCGAGATAGTCGGATATGCCATTGTTTATACTCCTAAAAAGTTTATTTGGAACCCTTACCAAATCGCACTTCAGACCGGCGCTCGTTGAACAGCGGCATCCGTGCATCGTTTTGTTTCATAAAGCTATTGTCCACAGCCTCGATTTGGGACTGAGCTTGTTGCGCATAAAAATCATTGCGCTGCTCAATAACCTCGTTCGGGGCCTTACACAACAGCAGTCCGCCAACCTCGATGTTGTCTTTGAAACGACTGTCAGGATCGGCGTAAATCATCATCTCCGGGTGGTCTTCGGCTTTCACCGGCACCCAGTGTTCACGAAATTTTGCGGAAATATTGGTGGGGTCTGCTTT